ACTGGCCTTAGTGGTCATTTGGGCAATATGTGGTTGTTGATGATTTAAACACATGTTTTAATCTAAAAGAAATTAGAGAAAGGTTCGGCCTTAATCAAAAACAATTTGCAGACATTCTTTGTATTGAAACAAAAAGATACAAAAGATATGAAAGTGGAGAAACAGAAATACCCCGCGTTGTTTTTGAACTACTCAAATATAAGGTTTTCGAGCTACACTTCTGCTTAACTGAACTTCACTATAAAAAATATGCCGATTCCTTCAAGCCTTAACTTTGATTTTAAAAATCCTGATTATCACGCGGTTAATAAACATCGAATTTATACCTTGCAAAAAATAAGAGAAAACAAAGATTGCTTGCCTGCTCTTCGCGATTTTTATAGAAAGAATCCCGCGCAATTTATAATTGACTGGGGAGTAACCGCCGACCCTAGAAACGTTGAGCGAGGATTGCCCGCAGTAATACCGTTCTTATTATTTCCCAAACAGGAAGAGTGGGTCATATGGTTCATGGAGCGTTGGAAAAATAGAGATCCAGGAATCACCGAGAAATCACGAGACCTTGGCTTAAGCTGGCTTACTCTTGCGGTTGCTTGCACTGTTTGCCTTTTTAATGACGGTGTTGTTGTTGGCTTTGGTTCTCGTAAAGAGGAATACGTCGACAAACGAGGAGACCCAAAAAGCTTGTTATTTAAAGCTAGGCAATTTGTTAAATATCTTCCTGTGGAGTTTCGCGGAGAATGGAACGAAGATAAACACGCCCCCTATATGCGAATAGAATTTCCCATGACTCAGTCAGTAATAACAGGTGAGGCAGGAGACAATATAGGCCGAGGTGCACGTAGTTCAATTTACATTGTAGACGAGTCCGCATGGTTGCCACGACCTGAGCTTGTAGACGCTGCTTTGTCTCAAACAACAAATTGTCGTCAAGATATAAGCACGCCGCGAGGCATGAACAACCCATTTGCAAGAAAACGCTTTAGCGGGAAAATTCCCGTATTCACTTTTCATTGGCGAGATGACCCAAGAAAAGACGACGCTTGGTATTTAAAACAATTAAATGATATTGATGATCCCGTAATTATTGCGCAAGAAATAGACCTAGATTATAGCGCATCAATGGAAGGTATTTTAATTCCTGCCGTGTGGGTGCAAGCGTCTGTTGACGCTCATATCAAATTAAATATAACACCCAGTGGTATAAGAAAAATAGGTTTTGATATTGCAGACGAAGGCGCAGATAAAAACGCTGTCTGTATGCGTTATGGTATATCAATTGAATATCTTGAAGCATGGTCAGGTAAAGGTGCTGACATCTTTGAAAGCGTTGAAAAAGCAATTAGTTTAGCCGAACAATACGATTACGATTTAATTGATTATGACGCTGACGGTGTAGGGGCTGGCGCAAGAGGAGACGCTAAACGCATAAATGAAAAAAGAAAAATCGAAGGGTATCATGAAATAGAATTTTCTCCTTTTCGTGGTTCAGGCGAAGTTGTAGACCCAGAAGGAAACCCGTTTAAACTCACCAATGAATTAAATGAAAGAGGAAAAGGCAGAACAAACCAAGATTTTTTTTCAAACGCAAAAGCACAAGCGTGGTGGTCATTAAGAAAAAGATTCCAATTAACTTATCGCGCTGTTAACGGCCATAAAGATTATGCACCAGATGATTTGATAAGCATTCCAAGCACTTTAAATGATTACAAAAAGCTAATAATTGAATTAAGCCAACCAACATATAAAGAAAGCGAAAGTACTGGTAAAATGATTGTCAACAAGAAACCCGAGGGCGCACGTTCCCCGAATATGGCCGATGCTGTTATGATAGCCTTTGCACCACTTAAGCCTAAACGTAGGAGTATATGGGATGTTTGATAAACTAAAAGGATTGTTTAAGCCTAATGCTAAATTAAGCGAAGAGCCTAAAATAGAAAAGGCAGAACGCCCAAGGCAAGTATTTTTAACAGATGATTTGACCCAGCAAACCATTACTAATCAATTAGAATCTCGTTGGGAAAGCATATTTAAAAATTCTGTTCATCCCTCTATAGCTATGGATTCAGGAAAGCAAAAACCTACCTTTGCAATGGATAATCAGCTATCAACAAAACGAGCTTATTTCAATGAAGTTTTGCCAGAAGGTCAAATACTGTGGTACGCAAACCAATCTTTTATAGGGTATCAACTGTGTTCTTTGCTAGCTCAACAATGGTTGGTATCTAAGTGTTGTCTAATGCCCGCAAAAGATGCAACCCGTAATGGCTATGAAATAACGGTTAACTCTGGGTCTGATGAAGTACAACCCGAAGTATTAGATTACATTCGAAAAGCTGATGTGCGTTTTGCTTTAAACAAAAACCTAATTCAATTTGTTCAAATGGGTAGAGTGTTTGGAATCCGTCATGCAATGTTTATTGTAGAAAGCGACGACCCCGATTATTATTTAAAGCCTTTTAATCCTGATGGTGTCATGCCAGGAAGTTACAAAGGAATATCACAAATAGATCCTTATTGGATAACTCCACAATTAGATGCGGACGCAGCGGGAAACCCTGCCGCCATAGATTTTTACGAACCTACTTGGTGGGTAATAAATGGCAAGCCAGTACATAGAACACATTTAGTTATTTTTAGAACCGAAGAAGTCAGCGACATTTTAAAACCGTCTTATATTTTTGGGGGTGTACCAATCCCTCAAAAAATCGCAGAGCGAGTATATGCAGCGGAAAGAACGGCCAATGAGGCCCCAATGCTTGCTTTAACAAAACGCGCTGATGTAATGAAAATTGACTTAGCACAAGCCGCCGCCAATCCATCAAATGTTGCTCAAAGATTAAATGAATATGTTGCTAGACGAAATAACTACGGCGTTAAGCTTATTGGTCTGGAAGATGATTACCAACAGTTTGACACGTCATTAGCTGATTTAGACGCGGTAATTATGACGCAATATCAAATTGTCGCTGCTGCTGCTAACGTACCGGCTGTTAAACTTTTAGGAACATCACCTAAAGGATTCAATACAACTGGAGAGTTTGAAGAAGCAAACTATCATGAGGAGTTGGAAAGCATACAGAGACATGATTTAACCCCGTTAATTGAAAGGCATCATTTGTTATTGATTCGCTCAGAAGTCGCGCCCGAATTTAACATACAACCTTTTCATACAACCGTTACATGGAATCCATTAGATGCTATGACAGCTAAAGAGCTTGCAGAGCTTAACAAAATTAAAGCGGATACAGCGGCTGTACTAATGCAAGCAGGGGCAATTGATGGTCATGACGAAAGAGAGAGAATTGCGGCTGACCCAGATAGCGGATACAACGGATTGCTTGTTGATGAAGAGTTTACAGAATCTCACGGCAATGAAGTGGAAAGCGATTTAGGCGGTTCGGAGTTTGACTAATGCCTAAGAGTCCGCCTCTAACAAAGAAAAAACTAGCATGGGCAAGAAATAGAAACGTAAATTTACGTGGCACTAATCTAGCCCATAATGCCGCTCTTGAAGATAAGTATGCTAGAGAATTGCAAAAGTTAACGCGACAAATGACTAATGAAGTAAAAAAAGAAATTACAAAATTATTTAAAGACGAATCAGCAAAAGAATTTATTAAAAATCAAAAAAAAGTTGCTGCTGTTGATGCTAATGTAGGCTCTCAGGCAAGAATATTGCTTAATTATTTAACAGATAAATTTACTAAATTATTTTCAAGTAAAGCTAAAACAATATCTGAAAAAATGTTTGAAGGAATAGACAAAGTAAGCACCTCTAATTTGCATTCAAGTTTAAAGCAATTGAGCGGTGGACTATCTCTTAAAACAAGCATAGTTCCTAAAGGATTTGAAGATATAGCAAGTGCCACAATAGCTGAAAATGTTTCTTTAATTAAATCTATACCAGAAAAATATTTAAACGATGTTACTGGTTCTGTAATGCGCTCAATTACACAAGGCAAAGGATTGTCGGATTTAATCCCGCAAATACAAAAATATGATGGACAAAGTTACAGAAGAGCCAAGTTAATAGCTTTAGATCAAACGAGAAAAGCGTACAATACTATCAACAAGCAAAGATTGACTTCATTAGGAGTTAAAAAATTTGAATGGCTTCACACTGCCGGTTCTGCTTCTCCTCGTGAATCGCATCAAAAAATTGATGGCCATATTTTTACCTTTGAACATTTGGAAGCAGAGCAAGCCGCTTTAGGAGTTCCGATACAAGATAGGGGCTTACCCTCTATACCTCCTAATTGCAGATGTACTATACTACCTATAATTGATTTCGATGATGAATAGAAATAAAAAGGTATAACTTAAGTATAAAACATTTAAAGTTTATACCTATTCAATAAGAAGATAGCAACAAACAAACGGAGTTTGTAACTATGCCATTAATAAAAGGCAAGTCAGATAAAGCTAGGTCACAAAACATAGCAGAGCTTATAAACTCAGGTTACGATCCTAAACAAGCCGCAGCGATTGCTTATTCAACACAAAGAGAAGCAAAAGCAAATGATGCCGTAAGCTCGCGAGAATATGATGTTAACGGGTGGCCAGAAATAAAAGGGAATCCAATATCTAAAGTTGGTGTATTCCCTTATTCGGGGGCGCAAATAGGTAGCCCAGAACTCGAACCCGATAAAATCTATATGGTTTATCGTCCAGAAGCCGAACTGTCAGACCCTCAAACAATAGAATCTTTTAAATTATTACCCTTCACCGATGAACACGCCATGCTAGGTTCAACTGACGAGGGGCTTTTGCCAGCGGAAAGAAAAGGAATCCACGGAGTAGTGGGAGAAGATGTTTACTTTGATGATGGTTACTTAAAAGCAAACATAAAAGTATTTTCCGAAGAGCTAGCAAATTTAATGAACCAAGGTAAAAAAGAATTATCGATCGGTTATCGGTGCTTGTACGATATCACGCCAGGTGTATATAATGGTCAAAGATATGATGCCATTCAGCGAGAAATCAGAGGTAATCATCTAGCTTTGGTTGAAGAAGGCCGCTCGGGTCATGATGTAGCCGTACTCGATAACTTTAAATTCACAATGGACACCAGGGAGTTAATTATGCCGGATTATGAAAAACCCGACTCTATGCTCGAAGAAGAAATCAAAGCCGAAAAAGCAACAGAACGTTTTGAGGCCGATGACGAAATGAGCTTAGAAGAATGCGCGAAAATGATTAAAGAGCTACAAGCCAAAGTTTCTAAGATGATGGCTGCTGAAAAATCAGAAGCTGAAATCATGCAAGACGAAGAAAACGAAGGCATGAAAGAATTGTCTAAAAAAGCCGCAGAAGAAGGCGACGCAAAAGACATTATGCCCGATGAATTTGTCAACAAAGCTGAAGTGACCGATGATGACGAAGACCCATCGGAAATGGAAAGCGAACGAAAGGAAAGAGAACTAATGCGTGATGAAGAAATGTCAAAACGCGAAGGCGAATATTCAAAGCCTGGCGCAATGGATGCAAAACTAAAAGAACTTACACGCGAAGTAATGGATATGAAGAAAACTCGTACCAAAGCTTTGTTACGTGAAATTTCTCGCCGTGACGCATTGGCACAAAAATTATCACAGCATATTGGAACTTTTGACCATTCAGAAAAAACAATGGCGGAAGTAGCACAATACGGAATTAAAAAACTTGGTTTGCGTTGTAAGCCAGGACACGAAGAGTCTGTATTAGCTGGTTATTTGGCTGCTGCTAGAGCTAGTCGCGTAGCATTAGCGCAAGATTCAGCTTTTAAATCAAGCTCAATTGATGCGTACTTACAAGGAGTGAAATAATTATGGGCTTTCAAAATACAGTTTATATTGAGCTAGGCTCTGGTGTACCTGGTGAAATGTTTAACGATTCACCGTGGATTGTTGAAAGTTATACAATCAACAGTGCTTTAGCCTCTTACAACGTAATCGGTGCAACTGCTTGTACCGTTACTTCAGAAGGTTTTTGTCAAGCTGGTTCAGGTGGTACTTATGGTTTTGCTGGTATTCTAGTTGATCCAAAAGATATCGCTTTGTTTGGTGCTGGCGGTATTCCATTAGCTCCAACTTTGGTTGTTCCTAATTTCTCAATTGTTGAATGTGCGACAGCAGGTAAATTCTTTGTTACATTGCCAGGTGCTGCAAATATTGGCGATTATGTAATATATGACAACACGACCGGTGCATTATCAACAATTAGCCCAACAACTCCTTTACCAGTCGGTAAATCATTTGCTAATGCTGTTGTTGATTTTTACCAAGTTGGGGGCGCAGGTTTGGCAGTTATTAATATGTCTCAAACCTTTATTATTCCACAACCGGCCTAACTAATATAAGGACTTATGATCATGCACGTACAAAAAGAACGTTCCTATATCAGCGGACGAAAAATCACAGCGTTAGACAATTTTGACGTAACACAATATGAAGGGTTAAACAAAATTGGTATTAACCTTAATAGACATGCCGTTAAAATGATGATGGACGGAAGACAAGCTATTGACCGTATGTATGGTATGGATGCTTTGCAACCTACTGTAACAACCGGAAGCGTTGGCACACCTGTACAGTTCTTACAGGAATGGTTGCCAGGATTTGTTTTCGTTATCACTGCCGCTCGTAAAATCGATGAATTTATCGGTATTTTGAATACCGGTTCATGGGAAGACGAACAAGTCGTTCAAGGCATTTTAGAACGTACCGGTGTAACATTGCCTTACGGGGATTATACCAACGTTCCGCTTTCTTCTTGGAACACAAACTTTAACTACAGAACTGTAGTTCGGTTTGAGGAAGGAATGAAAGTAGGCGTGTTGGAATCTGCGCGAGCTGCAAGACTTCGCGTTGATGACCAAGGTATGAAACGAGAAGCTGCCGCTCTTGCTCTTGAAATTACACGTAACCTAGTAGGTTTCAATGGTTTCAATGCTGGCGATAACAACACTTACGGATTTTTGAACGATCCAGGTTTAGGTGCTTATGTTCAAGTATCAACCGGTGTTGGTGGTTATTTGTGGTCACAAAAGACTTTCTTAGAAATCTGCCGCGATATCCGCACCGCAATTGTTGCTCTTCGTACGCAATCACAAGATACGATTGATCCTGAAACAGTAGATTTGACTTTAGCAGTAGCAACAAACTCTGTTGACTGGCTATCTACAACTTCAGATTTTGGTATCTCTGTACGTGATTGGCTAAAACAAGCATATCCACGAATTCGCGTAGTAAGTGCTCCTCAGTTGAACGGAGCTTATTCTAGCGATAACGTATTTTATTTGTATGCTGATGTTATCCAAGATATGAGTACAGACGGTGGCCGAGTATGGATTCAACCAGTACCTACAAAGTTCCAAGTATTGGGCGTTCAGCAATTGGCAAAAGCTTATGAGGAAGATTACTCAAACGCTACCGCTGGGGCTATGTGTAAACGTCCTTATGCTGTAGTACGTTATTATCATATTTAACGTTTAAAGTTTCCTCGATTAATTAATGACGCTATACTGAATAAGTTAGCGTCATTTTTTTTTGGAGATTATTTGTTATGACTTATTATGTGTACAGTACTGCTACTTGCTCAGGGACTTATATTTGTTATGAAGACAACCCAAAAGCTGATATTGCAGTGCCTAAGAGATGGCCAAACGGCGAACCCATGAAAGTAACCATACAAGGTGGTCACGGTGTAGCCAATAAACATTTTGTTACGCCTAAAGGAGTTGTGACCGCAGTTACTGATCAAGAATTTGAAATGCTACAACAAAATCCAGATTTCAAAAGACATGTTGACGCTGGGTTTTTAAGCTATGATAAGAAGAAAGTTGATCCAGAAAAGAAGGCTGCAAACATGGCCCCTAAAGATGGATCGGCACCTTTAACACCTAAAGATTTTGAAGAAAGCGCAAATAGCTCTAGCGAAAACAAAATCTATAAGAAAAAGGCGTAAATTATGGCGAGTCCCGCAATTATTACCTTTGACTATGCTTCCTTTATTGCACAGATTCCGCAATATTCAGACCCAATTTTATACCCAGAAGCTGCCGTACAAGCTTATTGGAATACGGCTGTAAACTATGTATCTAATATTGGAAACTTTGGAGTTATACAAGGTAGTGCGAGACAATGCGCTTTAAACTGGATGACCGCCCACTTAATATTTATTTCAAATTTAGCTACTGCAAAACAAGTTCCCTCGTTAATGCAGAATGCTACAATTGCAAAAATAAGTATTGGTGTTACGCCCCCACCATTACCTAATCAATGGCAATGGTGGCTTGATTTATCACCATATGGGCAACAACTTCTTGCCCAATTGCAAAGTCAAACAGCAGGTGGTTTTTTTGTTGCTGGCCCATATCCTGGCATTCAAGGATTCGCGCCAACTTTTGGTTTTGGTGGTTATTAATGAGTACTAAACTAGAAATCAGCGCAGATGCTAAAAAAATACTAGAATCTATAAAAAAGGCTCATAGTAAAAGCGTCAAAGTTGGTTGGTTTGAAGGTTTAACTTATGATGACAAAGACAAAACTCCAGTCGCAGCAGTTGCGGCACAAAATGAATTCGGGAACCCGTCTAAAAACATCCCCGCCCGTCCTTTTTTAAGACCTACCATAATTCGAGAAGAAAATAACTGGATTAAAATAGCAGAAAAAGGCGCGGGTGAATTTTTGAAAGGAAAACAAACTATTGATGGCGTGCTTGAACTTTTAGGACGGAGAGCCGTTGGAGACGTGCAAAGGTCAATAAGACAAGTTTATAGCCCTGCACTTAAAGAACAAACAATATTGGCACGAATACAAAAAAGCAAAAGATTGTCAAAAATCACAGGCCAAATTGGTTATAAAGCATTAGGTAATATAACCAAGCCCTTAGTTGATACTGGGCATATGATAAGTACTGTTAGCTATGAATTGTCGGACGAATAAAAAATGAATCCAGGAATTCCAGGAAGTAACATTTTAAACATGGCGTTTAGGTTAATAAACCAAAACACCGTTACCTATTATCGGTATGTATCAAGA